TCCCTTGTTTATTCTAAACTGCGCGTCTGCGGGAGTGAACACATCCGTATCAAGCAGGTTACTCATTAGGACCGTGTAGTTTGAATCTGTGGGCTGTGGTACAATTAAGCGGTTACGAAAAAACAAACCAAAGTCCGTATTTGGACATTGGATATTTCCAGCACCTGGGCTTGCATTTGCTTTGACTACAAAATCACTTGGTGATGCAAAGTCTCCATCCCATTCCAGTGGTGTTTTATTTTTGCCCCGGAATAAAATTAGCTTTTCCAATGCTTGCACAAAGGATGCGCCATCCGCCTCTGCAACCACCTCGCCACCGGGGTAATCAATTGCGATACCTGAGTTATTTGCATCGTTCCAAATGATTGCTTTTGTCTTGGTAGCAACCACCACAAACTCCTCGCCACTGGCTGGGTCGCTGAACAAAGTCGCACAAAAGCATCGCTCATCCGTTCCATTGTAACTAAGGGTCAGACCTCCAGCTAAGAAATCAATACCTTTACGAGTTTCCGCCAGGTCTCCGGTGAGACGCATATTCTCACTGGTTTCCACAAAACCACCCTGCAACGATGTGTTCTCAAGGTACGAATCAATACCGCGAAATCCGCGATCCCCATCAACTAAGATAGGATCATCAAGCGGACCATTTGGAGAGTAGCGTGGCATTACTTTCTCTTGGTTAATTCCTGATAAAGTTTCAGACTCATGTAGGCCAAGGTGACCAGTCCGACCGCAATCCCCACAACCGTATCAAATGCGGATAATCCAAAGGTTGCGAGCGTTCCGCTCATACCTACAAATGCGACTCGATCAAACATTATCTTCTTCCTCCTGGTGTGAAATAAAATCCTATGATTAACGGCAACACGACGGTTGCTTCGAAAAGTGCAATATGTCCCGTTGTAACAACCAAAGGGGCTTGCTCCGCCGGAAAACTGAAGAGTCCGAATAGAAACTCTCTTCTTCCTTCTCCGGTAATATTTGTTGTACTGACGAGCGGAACACTTGGGAAGATGGTGGTGATACAGGTGATGAAGCTGAGTGTGAACATGCCGATAAGAGCAAGCATGCGACGAGTAGCACGAGTAAAAGCTCCACCAGGACCGCTATTGAGTGCCGCCTGGAACTGTAAAGCGAACTCATTGTTTCTGCATTCCCTCGCCATCTCCATTTCATATTTCTGCTGACGAGCATCGGTAATCGCACCAAATACGCCCTTAAGAATACTGCCCATCGCCGCCGAGCCACCTCCCGTAAGAAACAAAGTAAGTAACTCAAACATTTCATTTGCCCTCCAAGCGTTTAAACAGATTCTTCACATCCTCGCGCCGATCCTCGGCCAGCTTGGTCAGATGAGCTAAATCCTTGGATTGTCCGGCATTAGAAATTTCTATTTGCCTGAGCCTTTCATTCATTTTCTCAAGCTCCCATTTGTTGCGTTTGATAAAGAACGCAAGGATGGAGAGGGCAACGCCAACTCCCGCGAACATATAATGGGATATTTCCATGTCATTCCCCAAGGGGTTGATACCTTATATTATCCAATAATTCGTCATGCTTGCCTATTTGCTTTTCTAAAAAAGAAAGCCTCATGTTTTGTTCTGCGTCATCAGGTAAAGCACCAAGTTCTCCTCTTGGCCATTTTACCCTAAACTCACTATTCATATCAACTTCGTGATGAAGTCTGACATTCTCATTTCGCAAGTCATCGATATCGGATTTAATTGTGACATAAGAATAGGTGGCAACTGCGACAACGCTAATAGTCTTAGCCATAAAAGCTAGGTTTGCCTTTATCTGTGTTCCTTCTCCAACTTCCGTAGCCATTACTCTATCGGTTCTGTCCACTCAGGACCATCTAGGATTGTGAGTATTTGCGAATATGAATATGCCGTTTTTCCGTACAGGAACCTTGGTTTATTGCCTTCGTATTTAACAAAAGTTTGGGAACCATCTAATGAATAACGTAAGGTTCTTGCACTTCCTTCCAGCACTTGATCAAAGTCAATCGTGGCAACATCAGAAGCGTCAATTATTACATAGTTTCTCATGTAATGTCCGTGTAGGAGGTTCCGTAAACTGCACTTATATAGTTGCCTACCGCATTTAAATTTGCGTTTGAAAGCGGTTCGTCAAAAACAAGAACTTCGTACAGCCATCCTTTTAAATGGTGACTAGGGGTTTTGGTTGTTGACCCCAACCTCATGTTTTTCGTGTCGTCAAAAAGTGCCGCAGTAGCGCTAGCAGTTTGGCCCGAAGTAAACACATCGCTTCCGCCATCCTTAAATATTTTGTAAGTGTTGGCGGTTTTATTTGAAACTATTGAAGCTAATTGTACGCCTGTGCTGGAAAAATATCCTGATGTTGCAGCACCTGCTAAACGGGCGTTTCGAAACACATCCGCAAAACTAGAACTATTGCCGATATAAAGTCTTCCGCTATTTGAGCCACCAATACCTACAGGCTCATAAGCTGAATCGGAATTAGGTTCGAACAGGAAAATGGCGGTGCCGTCGAAATCGCTGAAGTCACCTAGCATACCAAGCATGAACACATCCATGTAGTCGTCGGTGCCATCGAAGTAGATACCATTCAATGATGTGTTGATTTGATTAGTGTTAAGGACAGGTGCATTACCTGCGATTGCGTGGTAACCCCTAGCTTTGTCCGTCCATCGATACACTTGCTCTGTATCCGCTGGCGATGATCCGTCCACTTTGAATAAATTCGATTGAGCGGAAAAGTGCATAACGGGAGTGACCGTTGTTGAATAACTGTCATTGAGGGCATAACTTCCCGACACATTATTGTACTGATGCACCCGATATTTTTCGTCTATGTAGTTGTGGATTGCGTTAAAATCATCGTCTGAAAGAGCGGTATTAAACACTAAAACCTCAGAGATAAATCCATCCAGTTTGTATGTTGAGTCACCACATCCGATTTTCATTGCTCCACCTGTTGTTTGGAAGTGGGATGAAGCATAGGAGGTATGATCAAACTGTACTCTATTATTGTAATAAATTATGTAGCTCTCTGCTGAGTTATTTATCCGTAATCCGAAAGTTGCAGCACTTCGCGCCGCCGGATATTTCTCATTAAATACCCCGCCATTTATTCGGGTGTTTAAAAAAGAAGAACTAAATAAATTACCATTACTGTAAGTTCTATCATCTCCGCCAAATGACCCGGTATCGGTTAGTGCATAGGAGGTGTCGTTAGTTGGCTGATAGACAATAATCATCGTCGCATCCTTTGCACTGAAATCTACAGATGTAAAAAAGTCAGAATCGGACATTACATCGTTAGAGCCATCAAATTCGACGGCAGGTTTTCCGTTTAGCCAACTTGCTTTGAAAGTCGGTTGATTTGTGGATTCCGCAAAGTTGTTTCCATTACCGCTTCTATCACCCCAGGTTGCCACTGATGATCCATCCGAAGGATTGTTCGAGGAATCACTACCGTCAAGGATTGATGCGTCTAAATGTAAAGATGGAATGACGCTGATTCCAAATGTTGCATCGAGGTTATAAGCAAAACCACCACCCGGACGACCACTCGATGTAGCCGACTTTCCGCCTCCCAGGCCAAGACCAAGCGATATAACGGAATTAGACATTATACGCAATCACAGCACCACTGGTAAGTGTGACGCTGGTAAATCTTCCGTATATTACGGTTCCCGCAGAAAGTGTCGTCCCGTCCACTCCGGTGCAAATGTTTGCCAAGTTTGTTATGTTTGAAGACTGCGCGGCAAGCACCGTGTCCTCAGTCGCTTGGATTGCGAAGAAGTTGCCTGTGTGGGCCGCCGTATCATTAATATATTCTCCGCCATTAAGCCCTAATCCTCTGTATTCTGATGCCATGATATTATATTCCTGTTGGTGATGTGGTTCCGTAAGTGATAAATTGTAAGTTGCTTGATTGCATAGATTGGCGCTCAAGCTTATCTAGTTCCTGCAAGATGACAGCCTCAGCCTGTGCTTGAATTGGACCCGCTTTTTCAAATTGCGAGTCTGCCAAAAGAAAGTCCGCATACGCCCCTAGGGTCGCATATTCAGAGAACACATAAGGGAACTCTTCGCCTGCGGCATACCCAGGGAATGGTGTGCGGTAAAGCACATAGACAGGCGCTGTGCTTGAGCGATCAACCAGTACTGCCTGTCCGAAGTCTGAAGCTGATGTGGATGAAAATTCCAAACGAAATGCAAGGTCTCTTGTGTTTCCTGTTTCGTAGGGGTCATGCTCAGTGACCCGAAGAATCTCGCCAATGGTGTTACCCAACTCAAGGACTGCAATGATTGTTGCTTTTGCAGTTGCTCCGGTTCCTGAGCCTCCGGTTATTGTAACCGTTGGTGCGGAAGTGTATCCCGTGCCGTGATTGGTGATTGCGGCTCCATTGACCTCGTTATCCGAGTTCTTGGTAAGGGTGGCGGCCGCTCCTGATCCACCTCCCCCTGAAAATCCTGCGGATGGAGTTCCGGTGTATCCGCTTCCCCCGCTGGTAATGTTTACATTCCTGACCTGTATATCAGGTATCTTTTGCTCCAAGCGAATGGTGTCAGGCCATCTTGCCCGTTCCCATGCCAAGCGCCCATAGCGATTGAAAGAGCGAATGGCAGCATTTGTTTCAGCGGTCAGAAACGAATCAACCCCAACCATCAGGGTGAGGTTTGTTAGCATTTCATTTACGCCGATAGTTCTCATGCTGTCTTGAAGCTTGGTCCGCTAAAGCTTTTCTTTTCCATCGACTTAGCTTTAAAGCTTGGATTGTCGCGCAGGAAGGATTTCACAAAGCTCTTATCCCCCCAGCATCCTTTCTCTGCCTGATGCCAGCGAAAGTATTCGCGGGCGGGGATTGTGCCTTGAAGCTGACCGAGTCCATCAGTGTGCGCAGAACCCATCTCTGTATTCTCTTTGCGGGCCATTTGCTCGCGCATCGATGCTTCGTGTTTCTCCAGGTCCACTTCGTAACGCAAGTAACGGTCAAGATTCTCCATGAACTTTGAACCGTTTCCTTCCTTCCATTTCGGTAAAAATATATCCGCCATAGTAGTTGTGTTAGGCATGGGGTCGCCTCCCGAAGGAGGCTTACCCATATCTAAATTATGACTTATGCAAATTGACCGAGGTCAACTATACGAAGTCCGATAACAATCTTTCCTGCCGTTGCTGATGCAATTGCGGCGTCGGTGACTTCCAAAAGAATGGAAGTGGCGGTGTTGGTTCCACCAACTGGCTGGGATTGATTGCCCGTGAATGCGTCCCCAGTGTTAAACACGGGAGCGCTCATTGCATCAACGTCAAGAGCGTCAATGAACTCATCGGGATCTCCGGCCGATGTTCCAACGTCAATGACGAGGGAAGTTGTTCCGGCAAAGGCTTCGGCTTCGAAAACTCCGACCATCTCAACAGCACCCCCGGCAGGGATGGTTGCGAGGGTCTTCTGTCCGCCGTTGCCAATCGTTTGCAAGTCTTCGAAGGTTGCGGTGTAAATGTGAGTAAACCCGCGACCCGCTTCATTATTACTTAATTCTGACATCTGAATAATCTCCTTATTGTTTAGAATTAGTTAAAGAAACCGTGGGCTTTGGGCATGTGACATGCAAGGCCCGCAATTACGTCACAGAAACCTCTGCGGCCACCTCCCTGATTCTCAAGCTCAGAGTTAGACTCGGCTTTAAG